CGAGGGTGGCGATGGTGTGCGCATAGGCATGGTCTGCTTTCTCGTTGCTGCTGTCGTTGTTGCAGCCCACACCGTAGAGGACGTGAGGGCACATACGGCTCCACGCGAGCCGCAAGCCATGCCGGTCATACGAGCCGCCCAGCGAACGGCAGGACAATCGCGCGCTCGCCCGGTCAACTTGCGCCGCGTTGACGACAGTACCACTCCAGAGCAACGGGGTCTCGTCGTCGGGGTCTCCGATGTGCCACCGACGAACGGAGAGCCAGACCTTGCCCGAAGGTTGGTTGTTGCGGAACAGCAGGGCAACCGGGTGGTTCGCCTGAGTGGTGATCTGGAGATCATTCTCGTCAGAGCCGCCTTGCACCACACCCTCATCCGTGATGGCAAGCGCGGTCCAGACAGCCGGGTCGCTGTTCTCGTCGAGGCCGACGATCTGGTCCTCGTCCGCCGTGCAGTAGCGCCAGTACGTAGCGCCATACTGGAACTCATACAGGGCGACCGGCTGGCCCCCGTCGTCGGAGATTTCATAGGCCGAATAGGTCATACCATCACATCCACTCGAATCTGCATACCACCTCGGATAGTGGCCGTTCGGTCAGGGTGGTTCTCCATCACGATAGCGAAGGTGTACGTGGAGCCGCCTGTGATCGTCGGCTCTCCGAAGTCCTGCCATGCGTCATAAGCCGTGGCATGGCTGATCGCAGACCCGAGAACCTCGTAGTCAGCCGGATTACTGTCCCGGAAAACCCAGAGCCTCGACCACCAAGAAGTCGTCTCGCCGGGGTGCCTGTACGCGCCACCACGGTCGCCGCCTGTTGTGCTGTTGGTGGGGTGATCTGGCAGGGATATGCGGACGACATCGGAGGGGGCGAAACCTGTCTTTATGATCCCGGTAGCCTGAGCCAGCGCCAACGTCTTGCCTACGTTGTGTGAGGGGTCCCAGAAGAACATATACGCGAAGATTGGAGTCGATCCAGCCGGTACGCCACAAGGATCGGCGTTCTCTACCCCGGCGACCTGCGGGTAGTGAATCGGCAGCGGGGAGGTCCGGGTATTCTTGAACGTCCGCATCCGGGCGCTGACTTCATGGTGCCCGTCGATCCCGCCGAAATGCGTGATCTCAAAGTCATCAGTGTCGAACCGGGCGACATCGACGAAGCTGATACGGTGGACAAGCCCCGGAGAGAGGGCAAGACCCAGCGCGGCGTCTAGGTTCAGCTTCTCGGTCGCACTAGTCGCGCCGGGCACCACGGAAGTAACTTTGCGGAGGATCGTGCCGCCGGAGTGCTTGATCGCGATGTACTCGCGACCGCTCGTCGGGCCGCCCGTGTACAGGTATCCGACGTTCTCCACTTCGATCTGGGTAGCCCCGGAACCCGGAGAGTTCACCAGCCGGAAGTCGGCTTTGAAGGTCGGGAGCCAGAAGGAGCCTGCTCGGCCCTTGTGACGATAAACCAGATCACGGAACTCTGCCAGATTTTCTCGGCCCGGCAGGAACCAGCGGTGAGCCTGCCCTGAAAGGACGCGACCCGTTGCATCGACCTGATAGGTCAGGCCTACCTCGGCGTCAAGCATGTCGATATCGCGGGTCATCTGGACGCCCAGACTATCAACCCAGTTCGGCTCTTGCAGGAACACCGGCAGGCTGGTGTACGTCGGCGACGAGTCGGCAGCAGGAGTCCACGGGTTCGGGCCGATCACGCGAAGCTCTGCCGTGACGTTGGCGACCCCGGCAGTCTCGTGGTCCAGAGTCCCCACCTGCTCAAGGACAGCCCGGCGCAGAGGCAGGAGCTTGGTGCCCACCGGCCACGTGCGACCCACCGTGGCCGCGAGATCGACCCCACCCGCGTCTACGGCAGCGATCTCGACGACCTCGTAGTCCATGGCGGTTTTGCCCATCAGAATCGCCAGATAGCCGACGTGATAGGTCCACTCACGGTACGTCGTGTCGAAGTCGATCCGGTCGCTGACGCCAGCCGAGAGGGCCGACGACAGGGTCACGGTCTCCCAGTACAGCGGCGCGACGACCTCCCCGCCACCCAGCTTGTTGATGAACAGGTCCCAGAACGTCCGCTCGGGGCCTACCAACAGGAAGTCCCCTTGATAGGTCCTCCGGGGCGTGTCTCGCAGGATACGCCGCTGCTCGGCCCCCTCGGAGGCCCTCAGGACGTTGGTGAGGAAGCCCAGCTTTTCGGACATCGGCTCGCGCCAGTTGGCACGGAAGGAAAAGACAGGGAGATCGCTATCAGCCATTACCGGAGAACCTGCTTGATCGTTTCCTTGTTCTGCCGAATCACAGTCAGCATCGCTTTCTGCCCAGCCCGGCCCTGCATAGCATTAGGCACGGCCTCGGGATCGAGCAAGAGGACCTGTTTGATCCCGCCCATACCTCCGCCTTCGCTCCCGCCTTGGCCTGCGTTGTTGATGTGGCGAGGATTGTCCTCGGTCAGGATTTCCTCGCCCCGCTGAACGACAGCCCGGTACTCGTCCGGGCGCAGGCCGGGCATACCGCCGCCATGGAACTTGGGTGCCCCGATCCACGAGAGGCTGCTGGCCCCGGTACGCCGTTGACGACTGCCGCCCTGCTTACCAACCACGCCGCCGTCATGGAACAGGCTGAACAACCCGCCCAGCATACCAGCCTGCCCACCTCCGCCGCCGCCCTGCCCTGAGAGAGTGCCCGGCGGGAGTCCTGCTGCCGTCTCCAGCGCCCGGAGGATCAGGAACTTGATGATCGCCTGCGCAATGGCAGCGGTGATCTGGGCCATCGTTTGCAGGATCGACGCACCCACGGAAGCGAACACGCTGCCGAGAGACTGGGTGCCCATCATAAAGCCTGCCAGCCCCTTCGACAGAGCGTTGAAGGCGTCCACACCGCCCTGAGCGACACCCTGCAAAGCAGTGTTCTCCAGTTGCGACAACCGGGTGCTGGTCTGGGCCAACCCGGCATTGGTCGCCTCTATCTTAATCAGCCATGCGTTGTACGCGGTGTCGGTCAAGACTGGGAGATTGGTCAACGGGTCGATCTGGTTGTGTAGAGCCTCCACCGTCGCCCGAAGCTGGTCCAACACTGGCCGGATAGCAGCAGCTTGGGTCTCGAACACAGCGGCAGTAGAGTCCCGAGTCTGGACAGCCGTGCGAAGGCCCAGATCGTTCAGAGTCTCAAAGCCGGAGACCAGTTCGTCCCGTTGACGCAGAAGCTCGTCGAGTTGCCGAGACTCGGCCTCCAGACCACCCAGACCAATATCGGCCACGAGGCGATTGCTTGTCTCGCCACTGATGATCCGCTCCAGAGAAGCGATCCACGAAACCATTTCCGGGGAGGGATTGGTCCCCGCCAGCGCGCGGGCAACCGTGAGCGCACTCTCGGCGGCCTGCACGATCTGCGGCGATAGCCGACCGACGACCTCGTCCGCCTGCGTCATAGCCTCGGCGGTCGAGATGGCCCCGCGCACCTGTGCGTCGGTGATCCTCTCCAGTTCGTCGGTGCGCTGTTGGTCCAGAAGGGCCGCCTGCTCCTGATAGAACTTGATCGTCTCCTCATCCCGGAGCCGCTGTTGAGACACGGCGGCCTGAGCCTCCAGATCGGTCAGGCTCACGCCATCAGAGTCAGCGGTCAGGCCGAGGTCCCGGACCCGCTGGATACTGTCGGCGATAGTCTCATACCGCTCGTTGATCGCGTCGAGGCGTTCCTCAAGCCCGGCAGAGGCTCCCGTGAACGTCGCTCGGTTCAACTGGCGCACTTGGCTGTCGAGTTGACGCAACGCGGTCTGGCGGGCACGTTCGGCGGTCTGGGCGGCCCGCTGAGCGCGGTTCGCGGCAGCATCCGACCGACGACCGGCGCGAGCGCCCTCCTGATTGATCTGGCGCTGCTCCGCCGCGATGGCCTGCGTGACAGCGCGCTCCTGCAACGCCGCGCTGACACCGGCCTCCTGCGCCCGTGTCCGCGCCTCCCGTTCGGCGCGGGCCAGCCGCTCGGCGTTGGTCAGATCGCGGGTCTGGTCGATCTCGTCATCCAGAGTGGCGGCGAACTGCGTATCCCGGACTTGCTGAGGAGAGGAGCCTCCCGCCGCCGGGCCGACACTGTTGATGTTATCGAAGGCGCGGCGAGCATCCGCCATGGCTCCATCGAATCCGCGCCCGGACAGCAGGCCGAACACATAGGCCGCGCCAATAGCCAAATCATCCAGATACGCCTTAACCGAAGTCAGGCGACCGGCGAGAACCGAGGCCAAGAAGTCGGCGAGATTGCTGAACGCATTGCGCAGGCTGTTGACTGCCGGAGTCCACCGCGACTCGGTAAGCTGGGCGATCTCGGCGTTCCGCCGGGCCACGGCGTCGAGGATATACTGGCGAGCCTGTGCCGCATCCCCAGCCTCAAACAAAGCCCGTGCGTGATCGTACTCCGCCTGAGTGAGGTCTCCGGTTTTCGTCTGGAGTTCGTCAAGCTGCTCAAGGCCGCCGATGTTGACCTCATTCAGGAGGTTGGCGGCCTCCACGACATCGACCCCCAGCCGTTCGGCGAGAGTCAGAGCCGCCTCGCTGTATGCGTTGACCTCGTCAACAGGGAGGCCTTCGCGAATGAATACCTTGGCCGCCTCGGTCGCGTCGGCATATGCGTGGCCGAGGGCTGCCATG